TCAGCTAGTTCCTCATTAGTTTTATATTTAATTACCTGTTCTCCACCTAATTTTCTACCCTGTTCATCTTTTGGTTGATATCGGTATTCCTTCTCAGGTTCGACAACAGGAACTACAGGTGCTATTGGTTCACTTACCATTTCAGGCAAAGGAACATTATCTTCTATAAGAATTTCACTCATTAATTCCCCCTATTTAATTCTTCAACAGAATCATATGTTCTAATAATAATCTCAATTGGATTGGTAGAAAATTTATCTAACCACTCTTGACCATTTGGATAAGTGTAGGTATTTTTCTCTCCCCTCACACCACGGACAAGAGGTTCTAATTGCTTAGTAATAGACCCATCTTTATTAACAGCTTTAATACGATACTCTAACATTATCTCTCCTCCAAAACATCGTCATACGTACTTGATACGTTTCTATCTACCAATATTACCTCATCTCCTAAATCAAGAATACCAGATGTTATATCAACTGGAGCATCAGAAGCTTTAGGAGTATGTGTATATTGCTCCACTATAAAGTTTATCTCTTTAGTCCAATCATCATATAACTGTGCTGCAACTTGTGCAGCTAGGTGATTAGATAGTACATCTTTTTCTGCTGAATTTTTAGTGTTCAACAGTCTAGTTACAAATTTATAAGTAGATGCTTTGATAATTTTATGCAATACTTTATAACCATGCATTGATACTAGTGAAACAAGATACGCTCTATCAGCATTGTCTAAAGTTAATTCAAATTCAGGTTCCATATCTCCTCTTAAATTAAACGGTGTCTACGCGGTGCTCCATTCCTAACTAACCGCCACGGATTGTCGTTAGGTGGCTACCATGCCGCAAAGATCAATCCCAATTTTACTCAACCTGCGGTTCTTGACCTTCTACACCTAATGCTCCGGGTTCTCCACTAACAGCCTCTGACTCAGTATTGGCTCTAGCAGCTTCTAGTACAAAATCTCTTTTCATACGAAGATCAGTAGTTTGCTCATTTTCTTGAGCCTTTAGTTGGGCCTTCTGATTGTTTAGAGCCATTTGACCTTGTAGCTTAGAGTTCTGTTGAGCAGGTTGGTTCTTTTGAGCCATTCTCTGCTTCATTTCAGGAGTTAAAGGTTTAATAATATCCTGTACATCTTTCCATTCACTAGATTCCATCCACATTTTTAAGATTGGTTTGAAATCTATATACTCACCATTAATCTCTGCCAAGCTTTCTTGAAGCTGCGGATTATTAAAGATTTGAGTAATCAGTGTCAAAGATTGTGCCATAGTACGTTTAGCAGCCAAACTTGCTCCTGCTAACGTTTCGTATTCCATGACAGCTTCATGGTAATCCTGTAAGTTTACAGTAAACTGTTTGCCAAGTTCCTCGCCTAAGATTGCTTCAATTTCAGTATCTGGCATAAATCGTAAAACTAACATATCCAAAATGTATAAAAAGGGTTTGAATACTTGGTCAATAAAATTATCTAATGGCCCATCAAGACGAGTTGCACTAGCATTAGCTTGAATACCTGCACCACTTGCTGTACGTCCCATAGAGGATCGTGGGCCAGCAGTAGAACCTTGTACTAACTGTTGATCGGCTCCAGAGGAACTTTCAGTAGCTTGTTCTGACTCTCGCAGCGCATTCCATACATCACCGGGAACCTTAGGGGTTTCCATCAGCTTGTAGGCTTTTTCTACATCACCATCTACAGAAAGAATTTTACCAAGTCCGGTACGAATCATCTGTGTAGGATTATTAGAATCACGCTGACGTAAGTAAATGGGATTAACACCAAAAGAAAGAATCTTGAGTATAGAGTTTATAGTACCTTGATCCACGCGCTGGTTTTGACCAACGATCAACCCAAGACCCATTCCAAAGAATGCTTTTGGACGATTCCACCAATTAGCTGAAAGATAGTTAATACAGTTAAATTTATTCTTACCTGTCTGTATAACCTTCTTACGATCTACTACAGTAATTTTTCTTCCTTTATCTACATACTCTAAAATTTCTAACTTATTACGTAGTAAATCGGGGCTAACACTTATACCTTCTTTTTCAGCATGATGTACAATACCCTGCGCTAATGCAGCTTGATCGGTAGTTAAAGAGGGCATTGTTCCCGGTTCAGCGGGTGGTAACCACCACTGCATCAACTCATTTTCTGTCTTGGGAAAATACCATTCATTCTTTTCAAGATCATCATCTTCTAGAGAGTCTATAGCTGCTTTTAAATCTCGCAGTTGATAGAAATCCATATAAACTACATCAACAACAAAGTCGGCCAATCGAATATCACCATAACGAAGATGCGGGTCAACTAAAACACGTTCAATAGCCTTGCACTCAAAGAATGGTCTAGGAACAATCTTCTTAGTCTCTTTAATATCAGGTGCTCCCTCAAGAACAACTGTTTTATCAGTCTTAGCTGATGTTGATCCAGTAGGCCCAAAGGGAATAGTAGTGGTTCTAGCTTTTCTCTTGTAACTAATTACTTCTTTATACTCTATTCCCCATTTCCAGATACTAGTTCCTAAATTACCCATCTGTTCAAGACCCCATTTTGTTTCAGTCTTGAATTTACATGCATCTAATAAGTATGATGCCATAGCAGTTTTAGCAGAAACTAAATCCTGTGTAATTCCCGGTCTAGGACGAAGGATCATTGGTGGGTCTGCATAGAATAACCCTTTATAAAGACTAGGAACAATTGCATTAACCGTTTTTGCTACTGTAAATCTCTGTACATTAGGTTCCAGCACATATGTATTCTCATAAACACTCATTGGACGTGGACTTTGGTAGAGCATATCTGCGTCTCTCCAAAGTAAATTCCATTGCTTAGAACTTACGTATGCTTCTGCCTTAGATGCACTACCAACAACTAGTGCTAAATCTGCGCCAAGAGTTTCTAGTTCTCCAGTAGAAGAATAATCGTCTGCAACTAATTGTCTACTTGGATTTGAATTGTCGGTTTCTATTAATGCCATTTTGTCTTTTCAATATGGGGCGGGTTACGAAAATCGAATTCGCTTCACGAGCTTGGAAGGCTAGGCACACCCTATATACCAAACTCGCATTAAGTTTTAAAAATCAATTGTAGAGCTGCCTCTTCAGTTGTCAGTTGAGTCCAATTTACTGCAAGTTTTCCTGCAAGAAGTACAAGGTGACGAAGTGCATGACAGTTGTGACAAAGAGTTTCTAAATTTGACTTTTCATTATTCTTACGGTTTTTATCTTTGTGGTGGATAATTAATAGATAGGGTTGATCATTTCCACATCCTTCACATTTATTTTTGAGATGGTTTCTATAACAACCTCTACCATCAATATAATTAGGATGTCTTGTTCCGCTCTTTAATTTGTTATTCGCAGATGCCGCACAACTTCTAGAGCAATAATATTTTCCTGATTGATTCCTCTCAGAAGAGGGAAGTCTAGTAATCAATTTTCCACAAGTCAAACAATTTGTAATTAAATGTTGTTTTGATTTAGCACACGAAGGGGAACAATAAAAATCAACTTGCCCACGCTTAAGTGCTAATTTTATATATTTAGTATTACGGGTAAATTCTTTTCCACAAAACTGACACTCTAAATTACTAATACTTTTCATAAAATTTGGTCTGGAGAGCTAGACTTGAACTAGCAACTCCGTACTTCCAAGGTACGTGCTTTGCATTAAGCTACCCCCAGTTAATTACATTTTGGGGGTTGGTGGAAAAATGGAGCCGACAGAGGTACTCGAAACCCCACGCTTACGATTACAGATCGTATGCTCTGCCTCTTGAGCTATATCGGCGCGAATTGTGTCAGTTTCAGTTTCCATTATACACTTCCATGATGGTGATGATGTTTATGGTGGTGATGCTGTCTATGCTGTTTAGCAAACTCAATTCCTTCATTTACTAGTCTACACATTTGTTCATAATTACCATATGCCCCATAATAGCGTCCTGAAAGAGCATCATTAACACCAGCGCCACTTTGTCCTGTCCACATCCTATCTTTCCAAACTACCCACTCTTTAGAGCCTTTTGGACTCAACATAGGATGCCATATATGTAATATTTGTGATGGTAATGTTTTATGTTTCCAATAAAGGGTGTCAACTGCTCGCATAAAGGCATGATCTTCACCGCCCCATCCACGAAATCTTTCATCAAAACCACCAACTAACTCAAAAGCCTCTCTAGGCATTATTTGAAGCATTGCACCATACCAATGTCCTATATTGCTTCCAGAAGAATCAAATACACAGGTTATAGGTGGTGGGTCAGGAATCTCATATGGACAATCTGGCGGTGACTCTAAAATTGTCTTAGAGATTGACTCCTTTAATCTAAAGAATCTTCTATAGGGTACAAACCATAGCCGTCTATGCTTTTTTCTGGCCTTTCGTATTCTAAACGCTGCTTCTAGTATTACCTCTGGTTTAATATACGCATCAGCGTCAATAATAACAAACACATCACCAGTCGCTCGTTTTTCTGCACAGTTCACGGCAACAGATTTAGAAAAAGGAGATTCACAATCATCACCAATAACTATCTCTGCTCCGGGAAGTTGTCTCTCCCAATACCGTTTTAACCATCGCCAATTAACTTCACGACTTTGGTGATCATTATGATATGGAACTAATAAACTGATTCCATAGCCCTTTTTGAAACGCTTTACCCAACTCATAATATACCTCAAAAAGTTCTTGTTGACGATCTTCAACATGAAATCTAGAGGCTTCAATAAGCTTTCCAAATTCAAACGGGCATTTGATGCTTTCCGAATAGTCCCTAAATTTAAAATCTCCTCCATCACGAGCTAATTCTCCACAAAACTCAACACGCCTTGGTATTCCGAAAGCATCTGCTAATATCATCCCATGTAAAGATGAGGTTAATATTTTTCTACATCCTCCTATTAATGAGATTATTTCTAAAGGATCACGGTCAGGATTAATAACTGTATATGTATATGGTTTAGGACACCACCTATTGCGAACATCAAAATCTAAAATGCTATCCTGCCAATGCGGTACAATTCCTAGGTCAAAAACTTTTTCCTGTGGCCTAACCAATTCATCGGCTAATAAGCCGGGGTCACCTAGTACAAATTCACCTTTAATTCCTCTAGCCGATAATGGCCCTCTAAGTGCCCAAATCTTGGCGGTATTAGTGTGTAAATGTAACCTAGAGAATTCATGTAATTTACCAGAACCAATAATGTGTCCATCCCATAAAGGGGGGACATGTTCTAAAATTGAACCAACTGATATAATCTGTGAATGACTAATTGTATCCCATTGAACCTTAATGTCAGCAAATCGTTCCAATAACAAAGGGGCCAATTGATCCCCAAAATTTGGTCTTTCGTTCCACCAATACGACTTTATTCTCCTCATATTAACTCTTATTTGCTTACAACTACTGACAGAATACTAAACACAACAGCAAGTCCAATGAAATACCACAATCCGGCTTCACAAAGTTCATGATAGAGTTTTTTCATTTAACCACCTATTACATCCTCTAATGGATTACCATAATTATCCGTACTAGATACGTTTTGCCTAAATGCTTGTTCTAATTCCCAAGCCGTGGTCGGGTTATCGTCCACATAACCTTGATTCTGTCTAGCATATTTGCCTAAACAGTAGATTTGATTGTATCTTTCTTCTGATTGGCGATCTGCTACAAATTGTGTGGAAGCAAAGTTTATTTTACTTTCCATATCAGCATAAGGTTGAAACACTTCGGCCAATAACGATAATGCAGAAACTATATCATCATGAGAATCATCTGCCGTTCCAGTAAACTTTTCTAACTCAGTATAGATATCTTGCAACCCTTCGCAAGAATTTAAGAAGAACATTCGTTCATCTCCTAAAAGTCTCGCTACAGGCTTTGCCTTCATTTTCTTAGAATTAACTTTTGACCCATAGCCTAGGGAAACAAATTCAACAGGTACAGTAATTCGTAATTTATCCATCTCTCTACGAAGTTCACGTCCCATCCATTTAACACCTACAGAATCTTCGATTGCTATCCTTTTTGGTTTCCATTTAAATGCACTAGCAGCAATAACCTGTGGAAGTTCAAATTCATTGAATCTTCCACGAATCATATTAATTATGTAAAACCGTCCCCCATAAATCAGCGCAGTAATCATTACGGTATAATCAGCCCAATTTTGAACTGAATACGCTGTGTCAACGGTCGCCACGATAATGCCTTGTTGCGGCAACTGGTTATGAGGAATAGTTCTACGTATAAGAAGCTCACGAGGAAACTTTACTTGATGATGTAACCTTGGATTATTGAGGTACTTTATTGCAAAATAAGTATCAGTTTTTTGTTTCTTCTTTAACCACTCATAATCCAAACGTTCAGGAAAAAATAATTCTAAGTCACTCTTAGTTAATTCTTCTTCTATTTTTCCTAAACTAGCAGCTTCTGGGGTAAGCCACCAACACGCTCTAAGATAAATTTTTGAATATGCACTACTGTTGAATCTACCAGAATCTACACTTCCTTTAACCGTTCCCTCTAGCCCATCCTCTTTCGCTAATTTCTCCTCTTGACTAATTTTTAAACCATAATAGTCATTCTGGTCATACCATGTTCCTACGACAGATTTGAAACCAAAAGGATTTAACATGGCTTCATTAATAGAAGCCTGTTTATTTACTGCCTCTAGTCGTGTAGGCGTTAAAGAATTCTCATTTGTGATTATATCATCAAAAACAAGTACTCCATAGTGCCAACCCGATAATGTAGCTTCAATACTAGCTGCGCGGCATGTGGGTTCTTTATCGTTTCCTCCCGCAGGAGTCTGCCACTCTGCTGCACGTCCCTCTCTAGGGCCAGTACAATGCTCCATAAATAAGCATTGAAAGACTGATGTACTCCACCCACCAGTTTCTCTATCTTGCAATTTTTTAGGAATGTAAACTGGTTTCTTATCCGCGTCAACCAATCCAGACTCTTCTAATGTAAAATGACCTTTTAGTTCTGCTACGAAATCTACCGCCAATTGGTAAACTCCAGTAATAATTGAAATCGTTACCTCAGGGTAATTGATTATCCATTGAGCGCAATCAGCTAGATTTATACTACTTTTAAATGACCCACGAGGGGTGAGTAGAATGCTTTCTTTTAATCCTGAATATTGATTAGCAAATGCCTCAAAACTGCTTATTGTTGGTTCCTTTTGAACTAAGAATGAGTCAGTAATTTCAGAATGAGTTTTATAAGTTGTCTGGTTATACTTTTCTAAAACATGACACAAAAAAAACAACGATGTCGCACAAAGATACCTATAATACTGTACATCCTGCAAATAAACATTAAATTCTAAAGAGTCTGGTAAAATATTATCAGCAGAGGCAATTTCTCCTTCACTTTCAAGATATTTTAACCAGCCGTGCATTACTAGAGCCTTTCTATCAGAATCCAAACGATTCCAATATTTTCTAGATGGCTCTAGGCACTCATCTTTAGATTTGTGGCGATAATATTTGTTCTTCGTAAACTGTTCCTGTGCTAACTCCTTTAGCTTGTTTAATAGCATAACGGTTCTTATTCAGATACATAACTGCTGATTGCAAAATTCCTATATCGTCTTTCAGGTTTCCTAAAGCAGAATTACAATGGTGACAAAGTAACCCACGAATACATTTTCCACAACTTTTAATTCCCGGACAACAGCTATGGTCATGGTCTACGTGCGGAGTACGAGTAAACGTTTTTCTACAAACATCACAGCGGTTATCCTGAAAATTTATCATTTCTTGAAATTTTTCAGGAGTTAACCCAAATTGCAAACGTCTATGTCCGTCATTATTTCGTATTTTCTCAGGTATAGGACTTCGGCGGGTTAAACCGCTTTGTTGATAATTAGAGGTATCACATCCGCACGATTTTCCGTGTTTAAGTGTAGAAGTTGCGACAACATTTTCTTTACCACAATCACACCTAACTAGCCACATTGAACTTCCCTTTTTACCGTTGTAAATAGGAGTTGGCATTCTAGAAATAACTATCCTTTTGCCAAAACGTTGGCCAACTAAATCTCTAAAATTATGTGGAATCATATTAATGTTTAAAGTGGCCCATCGTTGAGGCAAAATTTGCCATATGCCGGACATGTTCTGATTTACTATTTCTAGCTGCGGCTAATTTCTCTTTTGGTATTGGGGTTCCCTCTTCGACACCTAAGGCCCTATGCAATCCTCCAGATTTTAGGTGGTGGAGTGCTCTATATAAACTAACGTTGTGTTCGTTCTTTTCTTCTGCCATTTTTTCTCCTATAGGTTCTTCTAAAATTATTGCGCAATTTGACCCACATTCCAGTTAGTATACTGTTGGATCGGTCATGCCGCTGTTCCAGAAGCTATATGTGATATCCATCGTTGTGATGGTGATGGTAGTTGTAGCTGTAACTTGCAACAACGCTGGGTTTGCTCCCGTAAGTGACCAAACATCAACCAACGTATTGCCAACAGTACAGACCGTAGATTCAATACCTCCCGCAGCCGCTATTGGAGAAACAACAAAGACTCCCGCCGAGTTTTCACCCGAAAAGTAAACCGTTCCAGACAAGGAGCAGTTATTCGTTCCGTCCTGTGCGCGGATCGTGTAGTCAACGTGACCACCTGTGGTTTGCAACGTGGCAAGTGGTATTGACAGCACTGTTTTAGCAACACCAGAAACTAGCGCCTTATAGCCCCCAGTACAGAACCGCTTGACTCTAGTCTGTGCAGTTGCTCCTGCGGTACCGATGATTGTCCCAAGCGTACAAGTTTCCTGGGGCTGCCCAACGCCCGTACTTGCGCCAGCGCCTAAGTCTAATTCTGTTGCCGCTTGATCCGCAGTTGTAATCGAGTCCGTAGCAAGCACATACATGTTCGCTTGCGGCGTGGTGAAGTTAACGCCTTCGCCCAAGTAGAGATGGTCAATATACCCGTTGGCGTGATGCCCGCCCATCACCCCTTGGTGGCTTGCGGTGGTTGCGCAATAGGCCCCAACACAGATGCTCGAAGTTAAAGCGTTCGTGCCGCTTTGGTTGAAGTAGCCTAGGAAGGTATTGTAGTTGCTGGTGGTGAGGGTTCCTAGACACTGGTTGCCTATGCAGGTGTTGCCGGTGCCAGATGTTATAGAAAACCCAGCATTGTACCCAACTAGAGTGTTGAATGGGGCCGTGGTGAAAGAGTGACCCGCCCCTGAACCGACAGTAACTCCCTGCGCTCCAGTTCCAGCCGGGTTCGCTCCCCAGCCAACGCACGTATTATTATCGCCAGTCGTTGTTACGAGCGCCCCAGCGCAAGCCCCAGCGCCTACGGCTGTTCGGTTGAGCGCGGTTGTAGCGGCTCCGCCAGCGCCCCATCCCACGTCCGTTGCCCCGGTACCAGAGGTGTTGTTTTGACCGGCCTTGTACCCTAGAAAGGTGTTGGCTCCGCCGGTGTCATTAGCTCCAGAGCGAACACCTTCCGCCGTATCTTGATTGATGGCCGCCGCTGCCGATTGCAGGCAATCCACGCCTACGCAGGTGTTTTCACTGCCAATGTCATTGTCGTGAACCGCATCCCCGCCGATGATGGTATTCAGACATCCGGTAATCAGGCCAAGTCCTGCGTCTCCACCAAGCAGCGTGTTCCACGTACCTTGCTTAAAGGTTGTGGCGCAGGCCGCACTAGTGCTCGGCGTGTTGTTCCGTCCTGCACGAGTGCCGACGAAGGTGTTGTAAGGCCACTGAGGATACCCACCTGTCCAAACGTTGGCGGCGTCGATGGGGAACTCTATTTGGCCTGCCTCGTTGCCGATAATCACAGAGCCGAAGGGAACATGAACTCCCCATTGCTTGGCAACCAATCCTGCCGTTGAGTTGTCTCCTATCGGGCAGGCAACGTAAACGCCCGTGCCAAGTGTGGCATCGGCAACATTGAAGGTAAAGGTAGTGGTTGAATTATCAGCAATCGTTGGCTCTGCCGACGCAATATAGTAAACACTTCCTCCGGCCTTCGTAGCGCAGATATTGCGGCCTGTAACTACGGCAGTGCCGGTAGGGATCGCGGTTAGTGCAGCTTCTGTATGTGTACCGTCGCAAGTCACGGAGTTAGAAGCCGTACCATAGTTGGTTCGCCCATTTGCGGTGACGTACATGACCGCGAAGGTATGCGCTCCAGCGGTGCAATTCTGCGCACCAATAGTGACCAGCGCGGCAGTAGGAGCTGTGGGAACAGGCTCAGGCGTAAAAGTCAATCCGGCTCGATTAAGAGTAGGTGTACCACCGAGACTGTCTTTGGGGGTGTTGGACGCACCAAAGAGCACAACGTCATTGGTCGTACCCGCGAAGGCGGTTCCGTTGATCTTACTGACCGTAACTGCGTTGCTACCACTGGTCGCAACATCGCCGCTGAGTTCTGCTGCTGACCCACTGCTAGAATCCACGCGCACCACGCCTGCGCCGGAAGGAAGGCTGCTACCCACGGCAGAACCGTTAATATACAGTCCTATCGCGTTCAGGGTTCCTGCGCCTTGCGCTCCACCCGTAGGAGAACCAACTGTCACACCTATACCAGCGTCCGTAACGCTGCTATCTCCCAGCGTATGCGCTGTAGCCGAACCTTTGGGAATCACGTTCTGTGTTCCGGTGTAGTTTGCGTTACCAATCCCCCCTGTACCTCCTATAGGAGAAGCTCTAGCAGTATTATTATTAACCTCTAGTACCGTAAATGTTCCAGCAGCAAAAGAAGGAGTTACT